CCAAACATTTGCATTGACCCAATAATTCTTCTACCACTTCTACTGAGTGGTTCTTCTTTCATGAGTTCTTCTCTATTAATACCTCGCATAGTTTTTGCTTTGTTCATAAACCATGTTCTACTCTCGTCTGTTCTTGGAGTAATTTGATTACGAAATGCCGCAAGTTCTAGTTTCTGAAAGATATTTGACATACTTCTATTTATACTTATTTCTTACGTCCTGTAAAAGGTTTTAAAGGTTTTGTAGATTTAGGCAGAATACCCATAGAATTAAGTGTCTTTTCTGTCCAGACTTGAAACTCATAACCATTGTCTTTTGCATATTCATCTGCCGCTTCCCACTTATTCATGTTTTTCACATATGTCGTTGCTTCGGTAATATATCGTCTAGTTCTTCTATTACCTGTAGGTGGTTTAGTTTCTTTCTCTGGTTTTATCTCAACAAGTATTGTTTTACCTTCTTTAAATGTTATTTTCAAATCAAGATAATACTTATGATATCTTTTGTCTATCTCATAGTAATATGGAACAACAGTTTCTTCTGAACTCCAGTACTGGACTTTAGGGTTTTCATCACACCACCGAAAGCAATGCCTTTCCCACAAAGACCTATAGATGACACTCTCATAGTCACCTTTATACTTTTTTGTATTTTTTACTCGATATCTTCCTTTGTATGTCTTCATTTCAGTATAAATAGAACTATAATAAACTATTTATTAGAGTAACATATGGCAGATTTCGGTAAAACATTGGTAAATTTTGGAAAAGAAGTTCTTTTCGATTCACTTCCAGAAGCAGTACCAGTTCTAAAAGGTAGAAAAGATTTAGAATATCCACTTAATAACCCAGACGATTACAAAGGTAGACTCATGTTTAGTATCTTCGAAGAAGAACCTTTAGATATGGCATCTTTAGTTGGTTTATCTGGTATTTTTGGTAAAGATTCAGACACAAGTGAAATTACAAATGATGGAGAACAAACAGACGAGTTTAAAGGTGAAGGTGTAGCATATCAAACTAAAGAAGGTTCTGGTTCTAAATTATCGCAAATAGATAAATCAGTAAAACTTTTTACACCTGTTGCATTGCAGTTTAGAGATAACGTTGCATATGATAATGCAGATTTAGGTTTTGGTGGTGGTATAGGTGAGGCCGCAGGTAAAAGTGGTAAAAATATTTTAAGTTCACTTCTTGGTGGTGTAGGTTCAACACTTTCTGCTGGTCTGCAAGGTAATGCTGGTGGTGATTTAGGTAAACTTGCAATGACACAAGTAAGTGTAGCAAAAGTGGCAGGTGAAGGTGCAAATCTGGCAGTAAAACAGGCCGCTGGTGTAACAATGAATCCAAATACTCGTGCATTGTTTAAGTCAGTTGCACTTCGAGAGTTTGCATTTACATTTAAATTTATTGCTACATCTGAACGAGAGGCAGATGAAATAGACGAAATCATTAAGTTTTTTAGAACTGAATTATATCCAGAAGATATTCTTGTTGATATTGGTGGTGTTGATGCATCTATTGGTTATCGTTTTCCAAATAAATTTAATATAGCAGTAGTATACGATGGCAAAGAAGTAGCAACAAAGATTCAACCTTGCTTTCTTCGTGATATTAGTATTACATATAATCCAACAAATTCAGCAATGCATAGTGGTGGTAAATTTACTGAAATAGATATGACCTTAGCATTTACTGAAACATCAACATTGAATAGAAAGAAAGTTGAAGAAGAAGGTTATTAAACATGACTACAAAATATTTTAAAAACTTTGAATCATTAGCATATAGATTTGGAAATTTAGAAGACCCAGTATTATTTAATAATCTAACTCAATACGTACAGTTAATTGATGAAATAAAATCAAACATAGCATTTTTAAACAAATACACAATACTTTCTGGCGATAGAGCAGACTCATTATCACATAAGTTATACGGCACAACAGATTATTATTGGACATTTTATTTGATGAATGACCACTTAAGACTTAGTGGTTGGCCAGTAGACACAGGTGATTTATTGGCAACTGCGGCATCAAAGTATCCAAACAGATTTATTACATTTAACAATAGAACTACAATTGGTGGTGCAAATGAAGATATTGCAGTAACATTTCCTGTTGGACAATCTGTCACAGGTGCATCATCAACTACTGTTGGAACAATTGTAAAAAGAAATTTAGATTTAGGACAATTGTTTATAAAGATTACAAGTGGGACTAAGTTTTCTGTTGGTGAACAGTTGCAGTTTACTAATGAAAGTAACGATGTAATCTCTCTTGTAATAACAAGTGAAGGTGAACAATACAATGCAGTACATCATTATAAAAATACGAATGATAAACAAGTTGATATTGACCCTTACCCAGAACCTGATAGTGATGGGACTAGAACAGTAAATACATCTGGTTTAATACCTGTTACTTATCGTGATAGACTTGAAACCAGAAACGATGAACTAAAAACAATTATTGTCATTAGACCAGACAGTATAGACAAAGTAGTATCAGATTTTAATAAAGCATTGAAGTCATAATATGGCAAACCCAAAGAGTCAACAATTTAAGTTAACTAAGGCGCATATCTCTGCGGATAGATTTGGTGGATTTGATAATAAATTCTTTGATGTTAAAAATCAAGTAGCAGAAATAAACATTTATGAAAGTATTGAAGAACCATCTTTAACTGGTACAATTGCAATTGTAGATGATAAGTCTTTGTATGAATTAATTAATTTTAATGGTACAGAACGTATTAAATTAGAAATGGCAGGACTAGGTAAAGATACTGACCCTGTGTTTGAAAAGACTTTTATCATGACAAATATAGTCAGACAACTAAAAGGTAATGATAAGTCTAGTATATACGTTTTTGACATTATCGATGAACATGGGTTTATTTCATCGGCAGAAAGACTCCGTGGGTCCTATCGTGGACGTATTGATGATATTGTTAAAGGAATTTGTTTGACACAATTAAAAAAAAGTGTCGATATTTCATATCAACTTTTGTTTGGGTTTAGAAGTAAAAAAGTTGATGCAATTCAAGATGATATACGTGTAATTATACCCAATCTTTCACCTATAAATGCAATTAAATGGTTATTATCAAGAGCAACAACACAAACAGGTTCTCCTTTCTTTTTATGGGCAACGATACATGACGAAAATTTAAGAATGGGTAATCTAGATGTTATGTATCGTCAAGTGCCATTTAATGATAAATTACCTTATAGTTATAATCCATCAAACGTAAATGTTGCAGAAGATAAAAGTGAGTTCGAACAAGGATTTACTGTTAAATCATTAGGTTTAGGTGAAATGGGCGATACTCTTCATATGCTAATGAATGGAAGTGTTGGCGCATCACAAGGTATAACTAATTTAAATACTGGTCAAATAACACAACAACACTATGACGTGCAAAAGACAATTAATAATTTAGACAAACAAGATATAATTATAAAAAGAAATCAAAATGTTATTGATAATAAATTAAAATTAAAAGATAGATTTATTGGTGACTATGAAGCACAAAATATTCATCAAGTAGTTTCTACAGGAACTTACGGTAAGTTTAAATCATATCATGATGAATTTGAAGAAGGAAAACATCTTAAAAAACTAGAGTCTAATTCAATTAAAGATTTACTAGTTAAAAACATGATGTCTATTACAGTCCCTGGTACTGCATTTTTTCTTGGTAAAGCGGCAGTAGGTGATACAGTAAATTTAAGTGTTGTCAATGATAATTTAGAAGTTGGTAAACAATCAAATGCAGATGATATGCTAGATAAAAATAAATCTGGTAAACATTTAATTTATGACTTGCGACACACATTTAGAGGCACACAACATGACGTTACAATGAACGTTTGTAAATTAGAAAGAGAAGTATGAACGAGAAATTTTTAAATCCAGTGCCTTATGAATATTACGGAGATAATGTTCGTTGGTTTATTGCAACAGTTATTGATGCATCACCACCATTTGGGTTTGAAGGGCGTGTAAAGATAAGAATACATGGGTTACATTCAGAAGAGACATACTTATTGCCACAACAAGATTTACCTTGGGCACAATGTGTTATTCCAACAACAGAAGGTGGTGTATCTGGTATAGGTAAATCACCAAAAATACAACCAAACTCATTAGTTTTTGGTATGTTTATGGATGGTAATCATTCACAAACTCCAATTGTTTTAGGTTCTTTGCCACATTTAGAGTTTCCAACATTAACACAAAACAATCAAGTGCTTGAAGATGTTGGCGATGATAGTAAACCCGAAGGTATATTTGGTAAACTAGCGGGTGTATTTAGACCAATAGATACAGGTATAGAAAACGATAATACAGAAAGTAATCCAAGAAAGTTACGTAGAGTAACTAGAGACAAAAGAGTACAACATTCAGTACAGTTTTTATTAAATTTAGGTTATACAGAAAATCAAGCAATTGCAATTACATCTGGTTTGTTTATTTCATCTAAAATGGTTACTGGTCAGACTGGACTTGCAGACTTTTCTAAACAAAGATTTTCTGATTTAATTGCATTTAGTCCAGCATATAAACAATTTACAACACAATTAGAATTTGTTGTTTTTGAACTAAGAGGTCAGAAACAAAATGCTAATATAAAAATATTACAAACTGACAATTTAGAAGGTAAAAATTCTTTGCCAGAAATTGTGACTAAATACTATTTAGAAAACAATGCATCTGGTTTTAAAGATGAAGTCGAAGCAAAAGCATTAGATATTAAGGAGAGTATTGGTGGGTAGAGAAACTAAATCAAGAATTAATGCTCAATTAAGAAGATTAAAAAGAGAAGATACAGAGCAAGAGTATGTTAAAATAAACTTGCCAAAAGCAAGTGACCAACTTCGTGCTAAATTAGATACAACTATTGGTAGAGATTTAACAGAAATTGGTGGTATAAAACCTTTAGACATAGTACAAAATGCAAAGGGTGACGTTATACAAGGTGAAGGTGTTGCTCTTATTACTGAAAATTTACCGAGCATTAGTGGTGCTAATGACCCTGGGACAATCACATTACCATATTCTGCTGGTAGTTTAACAACTAATTTTGGTGGTTCTGATTCTGGTTTTAATTCATCGTTCAATGTTACTGCGACAAAAACAGGTGGAACAACTGCTCAACCTATTTCAACAATATTAGGCGACTTAACAGGTGCACCTGCTTTAAAATTATCTTTACCTAAACTTAACTTAAATATTGCAGGTGGTGGTAGTCCAACAAGTATAGCAGAAGGTATTGATGGTGCAGTTGCAAAAGCAGGTGCTAAAGCAACATCAATTGCAGATGCCGCCAGTGGTATTGCATCTTCTCAAGAACTAAGTGAAATAGCAAGTGTTACTCAAAATCTTGATGCTGGTACTGCTGTAGAGGCAGTAACTAAATTAATATCTGGCATACCTGGTTTAAAAACTACAACTAATCCAGAAGACGTTTTAGGTAACGTTCAAAATCAAACAGGTGTAGAGGCACTTCAAGCAAAAGCAAAAGTTACTAAACTTAAACTTGCATCTTTTCCTAGTGTTGCAGGTTTTGTTGGTAAAATTAAAGACTTAGCAGGAGATATAGGTGAACTTGTTGATAAAGCAACAGATGCCATAGCAACTGTAGTAGCAACGATTGCCACAGGTTTAGATGGTGTGTTACAAAACATTACAGAAAAGATAACATTAAATACAGAAAATAAAGTAAAAGGTATCACTGGTGGTGCATTAGAAAGTGCAGTATTAAAAGATATTACAGAAGACGTAGCAAAGAAAACGCCAGAAGGTGATGCAAATGCAATTAAGTCAATAACTGGAAATGCAGATATTGGTGGTTTTATGAAAGGTATTGTAGATAAAGTAAAATCTTTTACAAGTCCTTTAGACTTTAAAAACAAAGTAAAAGACGAAGCAGAAAAAACAGGTATATCAAAAAGTGAAATAGAAAATACAACAAACACAATTGATAGAGCAGATAAAGAAATAAAATCATTAAATACAACAATCGCTGGTCAAATGGTGTTAGATAAAGATTTTTATGGTTTACCAAAACCAATTGGTGAAGAGATTACAAAGTGGTCAGGTAGAAATAGTGGAGATGAAGTATTTACTTACGTATCTTCTGTTGAAGAATTAAATTCAGAAATACATGCAATTTCAAGACCATTATCAGAAGTGATAATTCATGCGACTGAAACTGCAACTGATAAAGACATTGGTGCAATAGAGATAAATAATATACAATCACAGTTAGGACATGATGGTATTAGTTATCATTATGTTATACGAAGAGACGGAAGATTACAAAGAGGTAGACCACCAGATAGGGTTGGTGACCATACGTCTGCAAATGGTCATAATAATCATTCTCTTGGTATTGTGCTTGTTGGTGGAATTAATGTTGCGACAGGCGATACAGATGCACTTGGCAATAGGTCATCATCTGCATTTACACGAGAACAGTATACAACACTTGAAAGATTCTGTCAAGCATTTTATAGTAGATATCCAGGTGGTAATGTGTTTGGACATAACGATTTAGATGTAGAAGAATCTGACCCATATTTTGATGTCCAAGAATATGTCGAGACAGTATTTAGAAAACAGTTAAATGGTGTAACAGACCCACTAAACGAAGGACCAGTTGACCCAACTAAAAATATTATTAATATACCAATAGAAATTTTACAGGTACCAAAATGATTTATGCAAATGAATATGGCACAGTAGACTTGTTATCAGAACAATTCTTAAAGTCATTAAGAAGTGACGAAGGTACAATTGGCATGAAACTATCAGGTGGTGCTGATACGGCATTGTTATTATACTTATTTGCAAAAGAAATAAGTGAAAGAAATTTAAAATTCAATATACTACCATATACTTTTAATGATAAACCAGATAGATTTATCGTTGCTCAGATGATTCTAAATGAAATTAAAACAGTTTTTCCAACTGTTAGATTTAAAAAACATCAATATGGAGATATCTCACCACCATATAGAAGAGTATTTGATAAGTGGGCACTTAAATTAACAGAAGAAAATGATATAGTTTTCTTTACGAATGCAACGAATTTACCAGCACCAGAAGAAGCAATCACTATAAACAAAGAGTTAGCAGAGTTTGTTGGAACACGAGAGGCACCAAGAAATTATGATACTCAAGACTTAGAACGAATTGGAATAAATGACATACCAGAATATTCACCATTTAAAAATGTTGATAAAAGATTTACTGCTCAAGTATATGAAGATGAGTTTTTGTTAGAGACTTTATTTCCATTGACTAGGTCGTGTTTAGGGAGTGCAGAAGTTACTGACTATCATGAAAAACCTTGTAAGATGTGTTATTGGTGTGAAGAAAAATTTTGGGCATTTGGCCAATATGATACAGTAGGATAATTAGATGACAACTAAAAAAGATAATTTTAAATTAAGAACACAGAAACTAGGTTCGGGTTTAGAAGAAAGTCTTGGAGTGCCAAGTAAAGGTTTTCAAGACCCAACTGGTGAATTTCCAAAAAGAACATATAACTTTGGGTCATCAATAAACCAAGCGGCAAGAGGTGCTAAAATTAATAATCTCTATACAAGTGGTGGAGATATTGGTGTATCACTTAACATTGCAGACCAAAGACCTTCAGAGTTTCCTTTTAATCAAGTAGATGAGACTACATCTGGTCACGTTGTTGAATACGATGACACACCAGGTGGCGAAAGAATTTTAATTAAACACCGAACTGGTGCTGGTGTAGAAATGAGAGCAGACGGAAGTGTTATCGTTTCTTCAACAAATAACAGAATCGAAGTCACAGGTGGTGACCAAACAACTATAGTCGAAGGTGCTGGTAATCTAGTCTACAAAGGTAATCTTAATTTAGTAGTCACAGGTGATTATAATGTTGACGTTGGTGGTAACTATAACGTACAAGTTGCTGGTAATATGGTTGAAGGTATTTCTGAAAATCATCGAACATTCGTTACAAAGAACTCAGAGTATGTCACAAAAGGCACTAAGTCCACTAAGACTATTGGTAATCATACTGACATTATGTTAGCAGATAATCACCAATATGTCAAGGGTAATCAAAACAATTGGGTACAGGGCGACATTGAAATTGCTACAGAGCAAGACATGTTTGTATCTGCAAAGAGTTCTCTTGCAATGACAAGTGAGGTCTTTAATGCGACAGGTGTTAAACAAGTATCAATCTTTGGTATGAAAGGTTCTATTGGT